GGGAGGCCCATGTCAAGGCTCTTGCTGCGGTTTCTATTAGCCTGCTTGCTCTACTCCTTGCTGTTACAAATTACTTTGCCGGAAGGAACTCCTCTGCGGTTCTCAATGGAACCATAGAGTCGAACAATCTTTGGGCGTGGTATCAGGCCAAGAACGTCCGGGCGACCATCTACGAGGTCACCAACAACGAGCAGAAGGCCACCAAGCAACGCGCCGACATGGACGAGATCATGGAGAAGGCTCGCGCTGCTGAGGCCAAGCGGGATGCTGCCAAGGCCAAGTCTTCCTACTATTCCTACTCCGGCATGGCGCTGCAACTGGCCATCGTCCTGTCCTCTGCGGCCATCCTGGCCGTCACCCTGAGCCTGTTCTACGCCTCCATCGGCGTGGGGGCGGTCGGGGTGCTTCTGTTCTTATTTGCTCTAGGAGCCTGAGATGCTGTCGCTTCTTTCCACCCTCGGGGGCTTGCTGCTCTCGGGCCTGCCCAAATTGCTTGAATACTTTCAGAACAAGGCAGATCAAGCCCATGAACTGAAGTTGGCTCAGGTTCAGACCGAGCGCGAACTTCAACTGGCAGCGGCAGGCTTTGCCGCCCAGGCGCGGATGGAGGAGATTCGCACCGAGCAGGTGGCGATGGAGACTGACGCCCGGATGACCGAGGCGGCTCTGGCGCACGACCAGAAGATCATGGACAAGGCTTCCCGGTGGGTGGTGAACTACACCGGCACCGTCCGGCCCACGGTTACCTATATCTTCGTCTTTGAGTTAGTGGCCATCAACGCGTTTATGTGCGTCTATCTGTGGAACCAACCCGGTTTGATTCAGAACATGGACGATGTGATCCGATATTCCGATCTGATTTTCTCCCCTGATGAGATGGCCACTCTTGGGGGAATTTTGGGCTACTGGTTCGGTTCTCGCCAGTGGAGTAAGAAGTGAAACTGAGCAAGGCGGGCGAAGACCTCATGCATAAGTATGAGGGGTTTAGGAGTAAACCCTACCTTTGCCCTGCCCACATCTGGACGATTGGCTACGGCCATGTCCTGTACCAAGAGCAAATTCGCCTGCCTTCCGTTCGTAAAGAAGGCTACACCGGGATGCTCCGCAACGAGTTTCCCCTGAAGCCGGAGGACAACCGTGTCTGGACTAAGACGGAGATCGACGAACTATTCCGTGATGATGTCGGGACTTTTGAACGTGGTGTTCTTCGACTTGTTCCCGGCGTATCTGGCCGTCAAGGCTCTTTTGACGCTCTGGTCAGTTTTGCCTTTAATGCAGGGCTAGGCAATCTTCAGCGCAGCCAGATCAGGATGCGGGCCAACCGCGACGACTGGAGCGGGGCGGCAGATGCCTTCCGCCAGTGGACGATGGGCGGTGGCAAAGTCCTGCCGGGTCTGGTAAAACGCCGTGAAGCCGAGATTGCCCTTTTTCTGTCTTGACAGGAAAATACCGCTATGCCGCTCCAGAAAATCCTGTTTAAGCCCGGAGTCAACCGCGAGAACACGCGGTACACCACCGAAGGTGGATGGTACGAGTGCGACAAAATTCGTTTCCGTCAGGGCAACCCCGAAATCATTGGTGGATGGCAGCGCATTTCTGCAAACACCTTCCTTGGCGTCTGCCGTTCACTGTGGAACTGGGTAACGCTAGGTAACTTGAACCTGCTTGGTGTCGGCACCAACCTGAAGTTCTACATCGAGAACGGTGGGGCATACAACGACATCACGCCGATCCGTGCGACGACAACGCTTGGCACCGATCCATTTACGGGCAACGGCACCACGACGGTTACGGTGACCGCCCCCTCGCACGGGTGTGTAAACGGTGACTTCGTGACCTTCAGTGGGGTCACCGGCACTTATGCGGCGCTTCTTAACGGTGAGTTCCAGATCACTTTTGTCACCATCAACTCGTACACCATCACGGTGGCGTCTGCCATTCCTGCGGGGCCCACTGGTGGTTCGGCGGTATCGGCTCAATACCAGATCAACGTCGGCCCTGCGTTTGCAATCCCTCTGACTGGCTGGGGTGCGGGCGCGTGGGGTTCCGGTTTCTGGGGAATTGGCGGCACATCCAACACAGCCATTCGGCTGTGGAGCCAAGCTAACTTCGGCCAAGACTTGATTTTTGGTCCGCGTGGAAGCGGCATCTATTACTGGGACGCCACAACAAGTTTGACTACGCGAGGGGTTTTGCTTTCCAGTCTGCCCGGTGCGTCGGACGTGCCGACAGTACAGAACGACATCTTTGTTTCGGACATCAACCGCTTCGTGTTTGCGATGGGCTGCAACGACTACGGCAGCGCCACGCTTGACCCTATGCTGATCCGGTGGTCGGATCAAGAAGATGCTGTTAACTGGACGCCTGCGGCGACTAATCAAGCGGGCAGTCTGCGCCTGTCTCATGGCTCAGAAATCGTCGCGGCAGTGCAGGCTCGTCAAGAAGTTGTGGTCTTCACTGACTCGGCCATTTACTCCCTGCAGTATTTGGACGCACCGATCTTCTGGGGTGCGCAGCTTCTCGGAGACAACATCTCGATTGAAGGCCCCAACGCGGCGGTCATCGCCTCGGGCGTGGTGTACTGGATGGGCGTGGACAAGTTCTACGCCTACGATGGCCGCGTGCAGACGCTCAACTGCGACCTGCGCCGCTATGTCTTCAGTGACTTTAATCAGTCGCAGGCTGCACAGGTCTTTGCCGGTACCAATGAAGGCTTCAACGAGGTCTGGTGGTTCTACTGCTCAGCAAACTCGATCATCATCGACAAGTACGTCGTTTACAACTACGTCGAGAAAATCTGGTACTACGGCACGATGTCCCGCACGGCTTGGCTTGATTCGGGCCTGCGCGACTATCCGATGGCTGCGACCTATAACTCCACGAATCAGACGGGGCTTCTGGTTAATCATGAGCAGGGCCTGGACGACAACGCTACTGGAACGCCTGCCGCCATCAACGCGTACATCTCGTCGTCTGAGTTCGACATCGGCGATGGCCACAACTTCGGGTTTGTCTGGCGCATACTGCCTGACCTGACGTTTGAGAACTCGACGGCCAACACGCCCACCGTTAACATGACGCTCTATGGGTTGTACAACTCGGGCTCAGGCAGCGTCGATAACGCAGGGCAAGCGGTGGTTAAGGGCTCGACGTACGTGATTACCGAAGAGTTCACCGGGCAGATTTACACCCGCGTGCGTGGGCGGCAGATGATCTTCAAGATCGACTCCAACCAGTTGGGTACCGCGTGGCAGCTTGGCGCGCCCCGCATCGATATTAGGCCGGACGGACGCAGATGAGTTTCCTTATCGAAAATGTCACCGTCCCGGCACCGCCCAACCTGCCGTTGGCGCCAACTGCGTACGAGTCGCGTTACCACGAGCAGTTCAACAACGTCCTGCGCCTGTACTTCAACCGACTCGACGCACTGCTGAGGGGCCTCGTGACTACAACCACACCCATCCCCATTTCCATCGGCGGCACTAACGTAGACGCCTTTGGGCGGCTGCGGGTTAGCAACCCGCTGACCTTGTTCGACTCTTCCCACCGCTACGCGGACAACAACCTGTGGGTCAACAGCATAACCGGCACCGCAGCGGCAACGTTTAACGCCAATGAAGGGCTGATGGACCTGACGGTTGGCTCGGCCAGTGGCGACCAGATCATTCGGGAAACCATCAAAGTCTTTTCGTATCAGCCGGGCAAGAGCCTGTTGGTGATGAACACGTTTGTGTTCGGTGAGGCCAAGGCCAACCTGCGCCAACGTGCGGGCTACTACGGTGCGGCCAACGGCATTTACTTTGAACGCGAAGGCTCAACCAACTACATGGTCGAGCGCAGCAGCGTGACAGGCGCTCCGATCAACACCCGTGTGGCGCAGGCAGATTGGAATCAAGACCCACTGGATGGCACCGGCCCGTCTGGCCTGACGCTGGACTCTTCTAAGGCGCAAATTCTGTATCTTGACGTTGAGTGGTTGGGGTTGGGCACGGTACGCACGGGCTTCATCATCAATGGGGCATTTGTCCCGTGCCACAACTTTGACCACGCCAATCTGGTCAACACCACCTACATCACCACCGCTTCTTTGCCGCTGCGGTACGAGATGACCAATATGGCAGCGACCAGCGGGGCAAGCACGCTCAAACAGGTCTGCTCAACGGTGATTTCTGAGGGCGGGTATGAACTACGCGGGGCGCAGTTGTCCGCAGGGACTCCCATCACAACTCCAAAGACACTGACCACCGCCGGGACGGTTTACCCCGTCGTGTCGTTCCGCTTGAAATCAACGCGGTTGGACGGTATTGCTATCCTGACCGCAATATCAATTTTGGGCGTAACGAACAACGCAAACTATCAATGGTCGGTGGTTGTAAACGGCACCACGACAGGTGGCACTTGGGTCAGTGCAGGCACAAACTCTTCCGTTGAGTACAACATCACCGGTACATCGTTCTCCTCTACCGGGGGCCGCATCTTGGCGACGGGCTACTTCCAAGGCTCCAACCAAGGTGCTAACAGTGTGGACATTCTCAAAGAGGCGCTGTTTACCACTCAACTTGAGCGCAATCCTTTCACAGCAACGGCCTATGAGATAACGCTTGCTTGCACGGCTGCGGCCAACGGGAATCAGGTGTTGGGCTCTTTGGACTGGGAAGAGATTAGCCGCTAAGCACCCAAACGACCTAAAATGATTTCAACCCTTTTCTTGGAGGCCGTATGAGCCTTGCTGTTCTAGCCGACCACATGGCGTCTAAGGGTCGCAACGGCGACTCCATGCTTGTCCACATGACACCGGACGAGGTGCGGGGTCTGCATGCTCTGGCCGAAGCACACGGCGGCGGACTGACCATCAACCCGGAAACGGGTCTGCCCGAAGCTAACTTCCTCAAGCGCCTGCTGCCGACGATTATTGGCGCAGTCCTGACACCGCTTACAGGTGGCCTGATTAACCCGATGACGGCAGGTTTGCTAGTCGGTGGCTTTGAGGCTGTCCGTACGGGTGACCTTAGCAAAGGCATCATGGCTGGTCTGGGTGCCTACGGTGGTGCTGGTATTGGCAGTGCGCTGTCTGGTGCCGGAGCAGCTAGTTTGGCTGGGTCGGAAGCAGCACTCACCGCTGGTCAGGCGGCGGCTTCAAAAATACCGGAAGCTGCGTTGGCCGAATACAGTGCCCTCCAGGGCGTAGCGCCAGAAGCAATTAGAGAATCCGCAGCGCAAGCAGCGGCTAAAAGCTACGCCACTAATCTTCCGTTTACCGACCGTTTGTCCGCCGGTCTGTCTGGCCTGACTGAAAAGGCTGGCCGTGATGCCTTTATGCAAGAAATCGGCGGGACTAAGGGAGCACTCCGTAACGCTTATATGGCCTTTACCCCCATGATGGCCGCTGAAAACGTCAAAGCTGGAGCACCCCAAACTGTTACACAGATGGGCAAGATCACACCGTATGTCACTGATGAGTACGGCAACCTCCGCCCCGCTGGTTCGTACAACGTCGGTGAGTTCCCTGGCTTTGCGGCAATTCGGGAACGCTATGGCGCTAAGGGCGGCTTGATGGGTCTAGCCGAGGGCGGCGTGGCCGACTCTTCTGAAGATGCGTTCTCTCGCGGCGGCATGTTTGACTTCACCCAACGCAGTGAACCCGTGGTGCGCATGGCCGATGGTGGCGTAACCCCCGCGCAGTTGGCTGCACAGCAAAGTATCCTTGCCGACCCTCAAGCGGCTGCATTGGCCG